AGGGAGTAAAAATGAAAGAAGAAGATCTTATCTTTATAGATTTAGTTGAACAAGGTGCAATTGAGTATGCTGGTTTAAATGAAGAAGGTGAAGCAATTTATAACTTTACCGACAAATTAAAAGACATTAATCCAGATCTATTTGACATACATCAAACACAATTAAACCGTGAGGTAATGTTTTTGTGGGAACAAGGATTTTTAATAATTGATTTATTGCAAGATAATCCAGACGTTGGGCTAACAGAAAAGGCTTTTGATGAAAATGCTATTTCTTGGTTGGACGATATTTATAAGACAGTTTTGAATGAAATCAAAAGAATTTTATCGCAACAGTGATACAATAGATACATGAATCAAATTGTTCTTTTATTGTTGACAATTTATGGCATTTGGGCTATACTTTATACAGTAAAGAAACAAGAAAAAAAAGTTTTACCAAAAATTAAATATAGTCAGACTAGGATTCACAGTATTATTTCTAGCCTTTTGCCAGAAGGTATAGAGATAAAACGTGTATCTCAAACTACAAAACTGAAAGAAAAAAATACCTTTCGTGTTTTGGTTGTTGGCCCAACTGCTTACTGGGTAAATAACAATGTGTTTTATCAAGCAAATGTAGAAGAAGGAGAAGTCGATAGGGAAAATGCAAGACCAATTGACTTTACAAATATGGACAATAAAGAAGTAGCAAAGATGTTAGACATACTAGATCACCTAAAGAATGGAAAAAGAAATGAAGGTCGTAGTACAGGGAACCAATGAGTTCGATGAGTATTCTGTTTTCCTTCGTTCTATGGGTGTAATGATGTCTGGTTTAAAAGAAACTGATCATGAGTTTATTGTATATTCATTAGGACCATCAAATGTAAATGATTTTGCTTCTGAGTTTTGCAATGTTTCAGAACGAAATCTAAAGGCTAGAGGAATCAAAGTTAAGTTTATCAAGGTTCACTATACATGGGTCGAAGAAAATTTACATGAGATTGATTACTTTTCCTATTTATCAAAACCAAACCAGGCACTATCAAATGTAGCAAAACTTGCACAAGCGCAAGATTTTGAATTTGGAACATTCCAATACTAAGGAGTAATAATGATTGTAAATAATTTAAAACAAATGGAATCAATTGTTTCCATGAATAGCAAGTTGTCTTGGGATGGTTGGGATGTTCTTGAACTAACTCCATTAGATTCTGCTGCCTTTGAAAAAAACGGAGTATATAAAAATAATAAATGGAATATTCAAAAAAGGTATGTAGCAAACCGTAATGGCTGGACTATGCCAGATAAGTACAAACAGCATGAATAAACATTTATGGAAAGAAAGTGCTGCCTGTAAAGACTTTGATACAAATCTATTCTTTGATAAGTATGAAGAAACTCCAGATATTCGTCATGGTGTTGACAGTGTTTGCCTAAAGTGTCCAGTCGCAGCAACTTGTTTTGCTGTAGGAATATCACAGAAAGAATATGGAATTTGGGGCGGTATTTATTTAGACAAAGGTAAAATATCTAGAGAGTTTAATAGCCATAAAACAAAATCTAAATGGTCTGAAATATGGCAGAATCTGACAATGAAGTAAAATGTATACAGACGCAATGAAGCGAGCAGTTAGATCTATTACTCCTCCACAAGGATTTGGTGTAGATATTATTGATAATGAGCATTTCATTACAGTAAGAGCAGATGAAAAAAGTTTTATGAATTTATTTGACAGAGATAAGAGAGTTGCTGTAGAATATATGGTAAAGGTTAAAAAAGCCTTAGAAGAAAATGGGGCTATAGTCATGCTAGTTAGGACTGGTGTAAAATGATTATAAAAAAAATTATATGTAAATTTAAAAAACATATCTTTGTAGATGCTGGAGCATGTCCATTTACTGGCAATACATATGTTGGCTGTACTCGTTGCAATACCCTTAAGGTTGTTTAATGCAAACATTTCTTCCATCTAGTAATATTTCATATACCGCAAAATCCTTAGACAATAAAAGACTTAATAAACAAATCCTTGAGGGGTATCAAATACTCAAGGTGTTGTCAGGAGAGTCACCGTCTGGGGCATGGCGTAATCACCCTGCAGTGCTTATGTGGAAGGGCTATGAGGCTGGTCTGTGGTCTTATATACAGCACATGATAGAAGAGGCTAAGGTTCGTGGGATTAAGACAATAAACAATGAGAATAACCTTAATGATCTTAAAGCAAAATGTTCGGGTAGATGGGGAAAGACCCCACCAATGTTCTGGCTTAATGACAATAAAGTAATGCGTATTACAACAACCCATAAGGCTAATCTATACAAAAAAGATCCTATTTTTTATATTGACTATCAGTATGCAGTAACTAGTCCATATAATAAACCATGTTGTGATAAATGCAATTATTATTGGCCAACACACGCACAAAGAAATGAGTTATTAGATGCAGTTCTTTAATTTAATTACGTTTACTGGATTATTTTTAAGCATGTGCGTTATTGTATCCTTGTCCTATAAAGTGTATACATTAAAAACATTATTAAAACAATTTGTTCTTGATCAAAGAATATTAAAGGCTTTTTCTGAAACCTTAAAAGATCAATTAGATTTAATTAAAAATGAAACAGATGAAACTCAAGAAAATTTTATTAAATTTCTATCAGATTCTAGAGACGTGGCTTTTAATTATATTGAGGAAACAATGGCTATTGTTAATGATATTATCTTATATTGTGAGCAACAAATTGAACAGCCAAAGTTGGCAGACTTATACTCAGATGCAAAATTAAAGTTTATTTTAGAAAAACTCAAGCCTATAGTTGAGCAAAAATAAAAAGATTTATAGCAATATACGCTATAATGGTATATGAAAGAGGTGATTAAATGAATAAAGAACAACTAAAAGCAATGCTTTCAAGTTATGGTCGCTCAGTTCTTGCAGCAGTAATTGCTTTGTATACCGCTGGAATTACAGATCCTAAAGATATGTGGGCAGCACTTGTAGCAGCCCTAGTTCCAGTCGCACTTCGTGCAGCAAATCCAAAGGATAAATCTTTTGGAAAGTTTGATGCAGTTGCAAAAGATGTAGAGGTTGCGCTTAAGAATATCAAGCCAGTTAAAAAAGCAGCAAAAAAGAAAGTTGCTAAAAAGGCTGTAAAGTAATTATACTTAATAAATAGGGATGGATATTTCTGTCCCTATTTTTTTATATAAAGGGAATTTATGAATTTTGTATACATATGTAAAGATGGTGAAAACGAAGAACTTAGATACTCAATTAGATCTGTTGTAAAAAATACTAATGATCCGAAAATTTGGGTAGTTGGTGGAAAACCAGACTGGTATGTTGGCAATTATATTTCAGTATTACAAGATCAACATAAATATCAAAATGCACTTAATAATCTTAGGGCTGCGTGTGCCTCTGAAGAAATACCTGAAGATTTTATATTAATGAATGATGACTTTTATATTACAAATAAAATAAATGAAGTAAAAATATACAACAATGGATTACTTGAAGATCAAATAAATCAATATTATAATCTTGGACTAAGATCTACTTATTTAAACAGACTTGGAAAAACATACGCTTATCTACAAAGAAGAGATATACCAAACCCTATTAGTTATGAAATTCACGTGCCAATGCCAATGAAAAAAAGCAAACTAATAACTATTCTTGAAGAAAATTATTCAACACTTTGGAGATCAAAGTATGGAAATACATTTAACATTGGCGGAGAAACAGTAAAAGATGTCAAGGTTCACAAAAGTGGTGGGTTAGTTGCACTATCATATAATCAGGACCAAGAACAAATTCCTTACTTGTCTAGCGCAGATAGTTCTTTTATGTTTTTGTTAGATTATTTAACTACAAACTTTTCAGAAAAATCTACATATGAGCGATAAGATCTAAATACTTATCCTTTAGATTATTTTTAGCAAAATGATTTAGTCCTATTTGTAATGCAGAATCTTTCATTTCACGCTTATCTTTGTTATCCATATACTCATCAACAATACTTGCTAGATGTTCTGGATTTCCATCATAAACATCTACTAAAGATTTTGCTTGAAAACTATTGATGTGTTCAGATTTTATTAACCATTTTTTAGGAAGAATTAAATTGTTTGGAGATATGTCTGTCATGAATACTGGAAGTCCACTAATGAGTGCTTCATTCATTGGAAGACACAGACCAGCATACCTTCTTGGAAGAAGCATGGCATCAAACCCATTATAAAGTTCTTCCCTATTTTCTGGATTACTGTTATTAACGGTAACTCTTGAATCTTTTAAATCTAATTCTGGAAACTTTTGTGTTGTAATTACTAACTCATAACTTGCTTTTGAATACTTAAGCATTTGCAAAACAGTTTGAGTTCCATTTCTATCTTTTGCTGCAAACTTTCCACCAACGTGCAATAATCTATTATGATCTTTTGACATATTGTTTTGTCTAACATTTTCAAACAAGGTTGGGTCGGTTGGTGGTGGGAGGTGAATTACTTTACATCTTCCATCAACCATTTTTTCTATTTGCTCTATGTTCCATAAACTTGGGGCAAGTAAAACATCTGGAAGTTCTGCTTCTGGAACAGACATATTAAGTAAGAATTCAAAATTATATTGTAATATTGTTTTAATGCCTCTTCGTTTAGCATAATGTAAAAAATCTTGTCTATAAAAAGTTTCACAACTTAGCACTACATCTATGTTTCTTAAAAATTCTACTAATTCTTGTTTTGTTGGAAACCCGCTCAATGTAGTTGTTACATTATAATCTTTATACCATTCTGGGTGTTGTTCATTGCCATTGAAGTGTTCTGAGTCAATCAATAATATTTTGTCGGGATTAAGCATTTTAACTAATTCCCGTGTTTGATTTCCCAATCCAGTATTATCAGATCTAGCAATAATTCCAAGTGTCATCCTTTATATCCTCTAATCTCATCATCACTTGTATATTTAAGTGTACCCTTACGACCATCTAGATGATATGATCTTTTAATGTTTCCTTCTGGATGATATATCCAAAGTTTGTGTTTTTCCCATCCTTCTTCACTAAAAACATTATAAGGTAAGATGTCATCTTGAATTATCCCATGAGTCCTATCTTCAATAAAAGCACATTCATCAAGTGGCGGTAA